GATAAGGAAGCCGTACAACTAGAATATAATCTCCAGCGGGCAAGGTATGAGCGGCTCCTTCTCCGGTGGTGGAGCCAGGCCATTGGCCCGACTGATGACCAGTCGGCAAGGGCCACCGGGATCGTGTTGGACATCCTCCGGCGGCTGGATACCATCGGCGGACTGATACCGGACAAGCCACTGATACAACTACAGCAGCAGAACATCATGGTCGGCGGCGTCACCTTTGCGGACTTACTCCGGGAAGCGATGGACGGCGCCGGTCAAATAGTGGAGGCAGAGCATGTCGATACTGAGTGCGATCTGGCCGTGGAGGAAGCGGAAGGGGAGGACATTCGAGAGCTTTGATAAGAAGGGCCGCCGCCGGGTATTATGTGTGGCTGGCGGGTCTCCCGTAACCGCCGGGGTAGAGGTCCAGCATGATGCACAGTATGGCACGACCAGCCGGTGGTCGAGATGTCCCGAGTGTGAGTATAAGGTCCGAGTCACCGGGCCAAAATCCCGCACACGCCTGACCATCCATAACGCGTCTTACTCGAAATGACCACACTGTCCCAGTCTGACGCTCAATTCCTGGCTGACCACAGCCGGCACGACCCGGACTTTTTTTGGCAGTCAATCCTTGGCTGTACCTCTGTATATAATAAGCAACTAGAGATGGCTCGGGCCGTCCGTGACCACAACCGGGTCGCGGTAGTCGGCGCTAACGGTACGGGTAAGGACTGGCAATCGGCCAGAGTGATGCTGTGGTGGATGGCGACCCGGTCGCCGGCCATCTGCGTAGTCCTCGGCCCGACCCACCGGCAAGTCTCTGACATAGTGTGGAAGGAAGCCCGGAGCGCATACCTCACGGCGCGGATGCCGCTGGGCGGCCAGATGTACCGGACGGCGCGCTGGGAATACGACGACCGCCGGTATGCTGTGGGCTTCTCCACTGATAACGAGTACAACATCCAGGGCTTCCACAGCCCCAACCTTCTGGTCATCCTGACCGAGGCCCACAACATCGAGCAATCCCACATCGACGCGGTCAAGAGACTCAACCCGGCCCGGATGCTCCTGACCGGGAACGCCTTCGCCAGCTCCGGGGAGTTCTACGATGCTTTCCACGGCGGGTCAGAACTCTACCATACCATCGAGATCGGAGCGGGCGACACGCCCAACATCCAGCAAAACCGGGAGGTCATTCCCGGCATGGTAACCACTCAACAGATCGAAGAGCGGCGCCAGGAGTGGGGCGTCGACTCGGCCCTGTATATCGCCTCGGTCCTCGGGCGCTTCCCGGACAATCTGGAGGACTCCATTGTCCCGCGGTCTCTCTTGATGGAAGCGGTACAGCGCCAGCTCGACCCGATCGGCGAGGCTACGCTGGCCTGTGACGTTGCCCGCTTCGGCGCCGACAAGACGGTGGTTTACCGTCGGCAGGGAAACGTCTGCCGTCTGGTCTGGAAGTCCCAGGGGCGGGACACTCAAGAGGTAGCCGGTCGGCTTAAAGCTATGGCCGAGGACGACCCGGACGTGGGAGCAATCATTGTCGATGATACTGGCGTGGGCGGTGGAGTCACGGACCGGCTGAACGAAGAAGGCGTGGCCGGCGGTCGTGTGAGGATTGTCCCGTTTAACGGAGGCGAGAAGGCCAGACGCTCCGACCGATACGTCAACGCGATAGCGGAGGCGTGGCTGGAATTAGGGCAAGCGTTCCGGGATGGGACGATCGACATCGACGACAATCCCGCCGTTATTGCTCAGCTATCGGCAAGGCGCTACACAGTCCAGGGAGACCGGCGCATCAAGCTGGAGTCAAAAGACGACTTCAAGAAGAGGTCCAGCGGCGGCAGCCCGGACGATGCCGACGCCCTGGCGATGTGCTACTCGGCCACGGGTCCGGGAGTCGGTGTCTGGTGAGGACCAAAGAACTACGCTGCTCCCACTGTGGCAAGCTCCTGGCTGAGAAGGCCGAGCGCGGGACGGTCATAACCTGCGCCCGATGCAAGACTAGAAATGAGGCGGGATGAAGTCTCTGGCTTGTGTCTTTGATTCACATGGTATCTGCCGGCTTGCCGATTGCTCTTGCCCCTGTCATCAATTTATTAAACTTATTATATAATCGCTTGACAGCGCGTATCCCTTCCATATATAATGTATATAACAACAAATTAGGAGGAACAATATGACAGAATATATCAAGGTTCAGGGATGCAACTCCAACGCCAGAACGCTAACTTATCGAGTAGAACGGACGAGTGAGAACTCCATCGTTGGGACGATTTACTACGGACGGAGAGTGAAAGCTACCAATCACCTCCTAGGTTTTGGGCCAGAGAAAATTATCTGTACCAGCGGCGATTTGAAATATAACCGCTACCAGCTAGAGATGAAATAAGGAGATCATCGCCCCACCAATCAAACCCCGGCCAACGCCGGGGTTTTTCTTTTGTCTAATGCCAGAGCGGAGAGAATGAGCCAATTCGCCCGATCTTCTCCGCGTCTACTCAAAGCCCCTGACCTGTGGGAATCTCTCACCCTCCAGATTAAAGTTATGCCGCCGGGCGTCCCGAGCGTGGTCGGTACAAAGCCGGCGCTTGTTCAGCGCCGGCTGATACGGCCCTTTCGGATTGACCCACCTGCTCAGACTACAGACCGGACACTCGACCCAGACATAGTAATTAGTCGGCACTCTCCCGATTGCGTCGCCTCGCCGTTTCTCTCCAAGTTCTGGCATCTACACCTCGCCGCTTGATGTTTCCGTTTTCTTGTGCTAGATTATCCGATAGTGACCTGACCGGCAAGTGTCCGAGGCGATCTTTCGCCCGAAGCCGGTGGAGGTCGCTTTTGGCATTTTGGGATTTCCTCAGCAAAGCTCCCGGCGATGTGGCGATTGCTGTCCCGCTCAACTATGACGTGGGCCAAGCTACCTACCCGGACGCCAACTTTGAATCATTCGCGTCAGAAGGCTACGGCAAGTCTGAGATTGTCCACGCTTGCATCCGTGAGCTGGCCGTCTCCGCAGCCTCGCCCCGGTATTACGTCCAGGCCCCAGCCGTTGACGGCGGCGCCGTTGAGATAACCGCCGGCGCTCTTTACGACCTGACCTCCAAGCCCAACCCGACATCAGATTGGTACTCCTTCATAGAAAATCTTGTCACCTTCCTGATGGTGGCCGGCAACACTTACACCCTCAAGGAGCGGAACCGCGCCGGCAAAGTCTCGGCGCTTTACCACCTCCGGCCCGACCGTGTCCGCATCATTGGCGGAGATCATGGGGCCGAGGGATACGTCTACACGGTCGGTGGCAAGGACTACTCCATCCCGGTAGAGGACATCTGTCATCTGGCGCTTCCGAATCCGGGCGGCGATCTGTACGGCTTGAGTCCTTTACAAGTCCTGGCGCGGAACGTCAACCTAGACTTGAACATGACCGACTTCGCCAAAGTTTATTTTCAGAACGCGGGTGTCCCGAGCGGTTTATTGAAAATCAAGCGCCGCCTTAACAGCCAGGAAGAAGCCAGCGTGATCCGCTCCCGGTGGCGCTCCCAGTTCGGCGGCAAGTCTAACTTCCACCGCGTCGCCATATTGGATGAGGATGCCGACTATGTGCCAATGGCTAACTCGCCCAAGGACATGGCGCTGCCGGAACTCCACGACCTGACCGAGTCCCGTATCTGCGCCGTCTTTGGCGTCCCGGCCATTCTGGTCGGCGCCAATGTGGGATTGCAGCGCTCGACTTACAGCAATTATCGGGAGGCGCGTATGGCCTTCCACTCCGAGACTCTGGAGCCGATGGTCTCCCGAATCCTCCGGCATTTTAACCGGAACATGATGGACGACTACCCCGGCAATGAAACCCTGACGGTAGACTGGGCCGCGATGCGGTCCGGCCTTGACGACCGGGAGGCTATGACATCCAGAGTGACCGGGCTATTTGCCGGCGGCATCCTGACATTGAACGAAGCCCGCGACCAGCTTGGACTTGAGGCGGTCATGGATGGAGCAGTCCGTCGTATCCCGGCGGCAGTCTTTGAAGTAGCCGAAGGCGCTCCGGCCCCGGTAGCTGTCGGCGCCGCGCCGGTGGAGGAATCGCTCCCGACCGGGACGCTCAAAGAATGGCCGACTCTAAAGGCGCCGCGTGTGGCACCGAGGGCCGGGATATTAAGGCGCCAACTGCTGGAAGATAGAGAGACCGAGACCGACCAGATGACCAAAGAAGTCCAGAGGTTTTTCCGCGGACTGAGGAATCGGGTCGACGGCATCCTGGGCCGGTGGATGGAGCGCAGCGGCGCGGAGTCCAAAGAATTTCCGCCGGACTTTAACCCCGCGGCGCTCTTGCCGGACGGCGCCCTCCCCGATCTGGTCGCCATCGTCGAGCGGGCCATGCTCAGGATGAGCAAGAAAACTGTGGACGCCATCAATGCCAACGGCCTCGCCGGAACTCTTGAGTGGTCGCAGCAATTGCCCTTTGTGCAGTCGGTCTTAGTCCAGGCGCCGAGCCGAGCGACTATGATCCACGGGACGACCAACCGGGCCATAAGTCGGGCGGTGGCAACCGCCTTAGAGCAGGGCTATTCTGTCGGGCAATTGGCGCGGGGAGTCCCGGCTGACAAGTTTCCCGGCTTGCGGTCCATCCTGACCGAGACCGAGAACCGCGCCCGGATGATTGCCCGCACCGAGATAATGAGGACGCAGAACCAGACCAGCATCGGCTTTTTCAAGGACCAAGGCTTTGAGTATGTCCGAGCCGATGATATTGACGGCGATCCGGGGGACACATACGTCGATCCTGGCGATCCCTACGGTCGGACTTGCGCCGAGCGTAACGGCCAGGTATACACCGTGGAGCAAGCCCAAGACATCGACGACCATCCCAACGGGACCTTGAACTGGCAGCCAATGCCGAGGAATTACCGCCCGGAGGAAGTAGCATGATAAATAAGTTTCACCTATCCGACGCCAAAGTCCTCGACGATCGCCAGGGGATTGTGGAGGCATACGTCAACACAATGGGAGTTAAAGACGCGGACGGGGACATCATCGACCCCGCCGCCTTCGACGCCAGCATCCGGGCCAATCTTCCCATCCCGGTACTGGCCGGCCATGACCAGTCCAAGCTAGTCGGCAAGGTAGTTTTTGCCCAGTCCGAGAAGGCCGGGACAGGTGACGAACATCGGCTATACACCAGAATGCAGATGAACCTCGATACCCAGGCCGGGAAAGAGGCTTACTCCAACATTGCCGGCGAGTACATCCGGGAGTGGTCGGTAGGGTTCAACCTACCCGCCGGGGACTCGGTCGCTTACGACCGCGCCGGCAAGACCACAATCCGCCGTATCCTTGACCTGGACTGGGTCGAGGTCTCCGCGGTCATCCGCGGCGCCTCCCCATCAACGTCTACCATTGCAGCCAAGTCCGCGACGACCAAAGCGCCGGACACATTCTCAAGCCGGGGCGATGCGGAAACCAGGGCCGAGGAATTGGGCTGCTCCGGCGCCCACCGGATGGAAGTCGACGGAGAATTCGTGTGGATGCCATGCTCGACCCACTCCGCATATCGGGCGGCAGGGAGCCGGTACGCTGCCCCGGCGCCGGAGGTTAAACCGTATCCTAACTTCCACGCTTGTCGGATACTTGACCCGGACAATTTCGACCGATTCCGCACGTCCTCCGAGACTATTGAGGACGGCGACTTTGATGGTAAGTCCGTCGAGATACTTTTCGGACGCCACGCGGAGTCCGGGGATTGGTCTCTCACGTCTTATCGGATGTCAGTTGATGAGTGGACAGAAACCGAGGCCCGGTCATTCTGTCGCGCCCATGACGGCATCTTGTTTGAACCAGCCACCGGTGAATCTATGTCGGACGATCCTGTTGGCGCCGCCTCTGACACGGTCACATTGACCGCCTCGGACACGGCCAGCCAACGGTTGCGCCTTGCCCGGATGCGCCTCGCGTTAAAAGTTAATCAATAAATGGAGTTATAAATTGGATACAAAAGAATTAAGGAACCAGGCCGGCGCATTGCTCGACCAGGCCCAGGCCGCCGTCGAGCAGGGCGAGATGGAAACCTTCCAGAGATTGGCCGACGAAGCTCAGGCCACGATGGTCAAAGCGGATGAGATCGACGCCGCCGCCTCTCAGGTGAGGAAGCTCCGCGGGGACTTCAACCAGCCGCTGAACTCGATCCCGGTCACGTCCAACGATGTGGCGATCTACAACCCGATGGACAAGTCCTCCAGCATCAAAGGAAACTACAAGCCAGCGTCCTGGGTTAAAGGCATGCCGGCGATGGCACAGCCGATGTGGGTCCAGGAGCAGATGGGCGACAATATCAAGGACGAAGCGCGGTTTATGACCGACACGTTCATCAAATGGTTCCGGTCACCGTCCGATGATATGTTCTGGAAAACCGCCAGCCCGGACGAAATTAAGGCCATGCAAGAAGATACCGACGCAGAAGGTGGTTTCTTCGTTCCCGAGCAGTTCATCAATTCCGTAATACATGATCCAGGAGTCCCTGGTTCTCAGTTGCGGCCCCTATGCACCGTTATCCGTGTATCTGGTAAGGACGGGTATCTGCCGACTCTGGCATCGGCAACCTGGGCGGCCATCGCTGAGGAAGCAGCGCCGACCGAGTCCACGCCTGTGGTCGGTCAGGTTTCTTTCTCTGTCGAGAAGTCCGGCGGGCTGGTCAAGGTTTCAAGGGAACTTCTGGAGGACTCAGCCATCAACCTCCCGGCGTTCCTGTCTCAGATTTTCCAGGAGGCGGCTGGACAGTTCGAAGACGTGGGTATCATCAGCGGGAATAACACGACGCAATATGCCGGGATCATGTCCGATACCAACGTGGCTTTCTATACGATGGCTAACGCTACCAGCGTGGTCGGGGCCGACCTCATAGGGACATACTACGCATTGAACGCCCAGCACCGGGCCAACGCCAGTTGGGTGATGAAGTCCACCATAGCGGCACTCATCAACTCAATCGCTATAACCGCCGCCGGTGTGCATAGCATCCCAAGTCTGACCGCGGCGCCGGCGGACTTTATCCTCGGCAGGCCAAACGTCATGACCGATGTGGTGAGCGGCTTGGGAGGAACAATAACCTCAACCGAGAAGATCGGTATCTTCGGTGACTTTCGCCAATACTATATATTCGATAGAGTGGGCATGGCTATCAGACGCAATGACCAGCTCTATATGGGCAACGACCAGGTGGGCTTTTTCGCCACCCGGAGGGGTGACGGACAGGTCGGCCTCGCCGCCGCCTTCAAGATTCCACGCGCCGCCTAAATAGCGGTTAGTTAACCGGGCGCGGAGCTTCGGCTCCGCGCCCCAGAAAAGGAGTAGAAAATGCCACTAGCAATGTGCATCCAGAATTTTAGTTTTGGGGCGACCGGGGAAACCTTCGAGGCCGGCGTGGAATACGACGTGGCGGCGGCGACCCTGAAAGCTAATCCCAACTATTTCGAGAAACAGGCCGGGACAGCCGAGAACAAGATGGCCGACACTACTGAGGATAAAGCGGAATAATGGCAACTCGCCACACATACGCCAGCGCGGACGACCTCCGGGATTACCTGGCCGGCTCATCGTTTTCCTCCGGGTGGACCAGCGATGCCGGGAGTCTCCGGCGTATCCTTGAGGCATCCTCCCGGAGGATCGACAATTACTGCGAGGGCGGGACGTTTGGCCCGTTGACCGAGACCAGATTCTATGACATTGGCTCCGGGTCGTTGGTGCAGTCTCCCCAGTATTCCGTCCTGTCTGGAACGGACGACATCGCCACGATGGTCTCGCTGGCCCAGGTCATCCCGCTGGACGGCTGGCTGGTCTCAACAACTACCGTGACCGCCTACGACGACACCGACCGCGGGGCAAGCACCGTCTTGACCGAGGGCTACAACGCCGATTTCTGGTTGATGCCGTACAACTCGACGCCCAAAACCATCTTCAAACTAAACGAGGATACATCCAACACGCTCGACTCAGGCCAGCAGACCTTGAGCATCCTCGGAAGCTGGGGATATACCGCGGACACAATATCGGTCACAACCGCGGACGCTATAAGCTCGACAACGGCGACCTCCATCAGCGTGACCAGCGCCACCGACCTGGGGCCAGCTCAGACCGTCTTGATTGACTCCGAGCAGTTATACGTTACGGCCATCTCCGGCAATACTCTGACCGTCCAGCGTGGCGTCAATGGAACCACAGCAGCGACCCATTCCGGCGGCGCGGCGTTGACGCGTTACGACTACCCGGAGCTTGTCGTCCAGGCTTGTCTGGATATTGCCAAGCTAACCTTTCGTAACCGGGACATGGGATCGGGCGGGAGCATCGGCAGCGGGGAGACATCGATAACGGTGGCCGAGGGAGAGGTGCGGTCGGTACTGATGACCCTGGACGACTACCGGGTAACGGGAACCAGCAACGGGGTGATCTTCTAATGGCTGAACCATTCGGGACAACGATCACAATCACCGGCCCTGTCTTTGACGGCTCCGGCCTCCAGGTTATGAGAGAAGTCGTCAACCGTGGACTCCGAGACCTCGCCGTCTTTGAGGGCGCCAACAAGGTCAGCGACGAGCTATGGGGGCCGCCGGCCCATCTATATTCGAAGTCCAAAGAAGCAGACCGCCACGGCGCCCACACCCGAGTCCTAAAGCGGTCCATCGGCGTCAGGATTGAGCAAGACAACGAGGTAATCGTTGACGCATTTTCCAACAACGAGAGCGGCAAACGGTTAGTCTACGCCTCAAAGGTCGAGCAAAAGTATGGAATGTTCAAAAAGGTTGCACAGGAGATAGAACGCAACAAGGGCGAGCTGCTCCATAAATATGTGGGCGACGCTCTGGTGGAGGCTTTCGATTGAGCAGGTCGGGAGCATTGGACAGAATTGACGTTCTATTATCGACCATAACCGACCCGGCTTTTACCGCGGTCATACGGGCCGAGCCTCTGGCGTTGTCCGGCACTCCGGTCCTCGCCTACTGGGTGCAGAGTCGGACGGGCGGCTGGCAGACCTTGTCGGACATCGGCTCCACGACCCGGATTATGATCCGGTCATACTTCCGCCTCCAGGCTTCAGCGGATGTCCGGGAAAGTATCGAGTTGGAACTGTGGGACGCGATGGTGGAAGTAGATACCAAGCTGAGATCAGACGCCAACCTTGCCGGGAATTGCACCGACTCAACGGTCGGCCCCGCCACGGTCGCAACGCTGGATATGGGCGGCGGCTTGTATCGGACGGCGACGACACCTTTTGATATTCAGCTAATGGAAGAGATTACAATCTCGCCTTAACGGAGGACCAATGGCAAAGAAAAGCGGACTCGGTCAACAGATATTCGTCCACGGTTACGACCTCAGCGGGGATGTGTCCGCGATAGACAACGCCAGCTCACCGCGGGAGTTGTTGGATTTAACGGCCCTTAACGCCTCGGCCCACGAGCGGATTATGGGATTATCCGACGGCAATCTGGCCGTGTCCTCCTGGTTCAACGATGCGACCGAGCAAGAACACGCCGCCTATTCAGGTCTCGTTACCACCGACCGAATATTAACCTGGGCATTTGGAGCCACCCGTGGGGATGTGGCGGCCTGTCTCGTATCTAAACAGATGAACTATAACGGCAGCCGAGGCTCGGACGGGTCGCTCTCGTTCTCGATTGATTCCCAGGCCACCGGTGTCTCTCTTGATTGGTGTGAGACTTTGACCACCGGGAAAGAAACCCATTCCAGCGCCGGTAGCTCTACCAGCCGCGACGACAGCGCGGCCACCAGCGCCGGCATGGTGGCCTATCTGGAGATAACCGACTGCGACTCAGGAACGCCAACCGTGACCATCCAGCAATCCAGCGATAACGGCTCTGGTGACGCATGGGCGACCGTCTTGTCCTTCGCGGCTGTAGGATACGCATCGGCGCCTACGGCGGAGCGTGTGACCGTCTCAGGGGCAGTGGAGCGGTATCTGAGAATCACCACGACCGGAACATTCTCTAATTTAGATTTCTGCGTTTCGACGCGCCGAGGAACGAGCCAGGATGATGTCGCCTTCTGATCCGCGCCCTAATGGAGAACCGCCCCGGCGGAGACTTCTGGAACGGATACGCCCACAGATATTTCTCGCCCTGCTAATCCTTGGAGGGACAGCGGGGGCCGGAATATGGCTGAGCAATGAAGTCGCCACCGGGACATCGGTGGGCGGAATTATCGCCCTGTCCATGAAGATTCTGGAGTCGGACTGATGATGTTTTTATGCCGGCTTAATTTCCATAGATGGAAGCCGGCGGCGTGGTCTGATCGTATCTGCCGAAGATGCGCCCAGCATGAGCGGCTCATATATGCGGCGGGGATCGGCGCCACCTGGGAGCGGATAGAATGAAGCCTCTGCAATTAGGTCTGAGCATTATCCCGGTGGTCGTCATTGTCATCGGCTTAATTGGCTGGGTCGTAACGCTCCGAGGAAATATAGACGCCGCCCTGGATAGCATCCAGGCGCTAAAGGCGGAATACGGGCCGGCCATAGAGTCGATCCGGGACCGGGAACTGGATACCGAGATGGCCGATAAAGTATCCGACGTAGTAACCCGCCAGGCGGTGGTCGAGAATGAAATGCGGCAGATTATGTCAGACCATCAAGGCTTCGCGGACGCCCTCCGGCAGCTCGGCGAGGCTGGTCTGATAACGGAGCGCCGGCAGTATGGGGCATACGGGAAATGATGGATTGGCGCATCAATCGGCCGCGCGGCCCGGAATATTGGAGGCTGGCGAGTTGTCCCGAGGTAAGCTGTCGGAATTATATCCACGGCTGGCGGACGATTCTGCCATCAACCGATCTGAGCAATATAGAGTGGATTCGAAAGTCCAGCATGGACTTTACCGAGGAACGGCAAGATGGCCTGGTCGTTTTCCATTTCGCGCCGGGACAACAATGCTTTGATGGGGAGTTAGGGCGGCATAGAATCCCGCACGACCGCGACCCAGTAATGAGTCTAAACAAAAGGATAATGGAACCATTAGAATACATGGACACCTGGAACAATACAGAATACAGGAGGGCTATAAATGGCTAAGGAATCAGGACTCGGAATGACTGTGGCAATCGACGACTCCGGCGGTACCGCCCGGACAATATCAAACGACATTACAAATCTCGATTTCGCCACACCGCGGGAAGAATCCGATATCACTGGATTGGACAAGAGCGCCCGCGAGCGTCTGCTACTCCTGGCGGATTTCACGGTATCCATCTCGGGAGTGTTCGATGATGCGAGTAATATGGCGCATGCAGTATTCGCCACCGTCCCATCGTCCAGCGTGGCCCGGACGACTACCTTGACAATCTCCGGCCAGGTATTGGCAGGGGAATTGTTTTATACCGACTACGCCCTGAGCCGAGGCTCGGACGGGTCGCTGACATTCTCGGCGCCCGGCGCCCTGGCCGGCGGCGCAGTTCCGACGTGGGCATAGAGTGATAGCCACCAACGGGACGAAGCCAAAGAAGGGCTTCCGCATCCCGGACCAGACCGCCCACATCACATTCAGCGGGACGGACTACGACGGCGCCGAGGTGTGGGTGAGGTTGAACGTCAGCTTTGCCCACTATATCGCCCTCCGGGAAGCAGCCGAGGGCGACGACCAGGTTAAGATGGCCGAGCTATTCGGCGGCGAGGTTTTGATGGAGTGGAACCTGGAAGGCGCCGGCGGGGAGTCTATCCCGGCGACCGGCGCGGGGATGCTCCAGATTCCTTTGTCTCTGGCGATGTTGATAGTCGAGCATTGGATCGAGGCGGTCGCGGCGGTCCCGGCCCCTTTAGCCGAGACATCCGGCGATTTAAGCACGTTGGCGGCGGCGTCGACCGTGACGGTCGAAGGATAACAAAGCCCTGGGAGCTGGAAGAGGCCCAGCTAATCGATGGCATTTGCCAGAGGTATAGCTGTCTCCCCTCGGCGCTGATGGCCGAGGACGTGACTCTGCTCCGAATGATTGCAATAGTACAGGAAGGACAACCAGAAGAAGAGAATGGCTAACGACGTCGAGATCAAAATAACCGCCGACCCTAAAAATGCCGAGGAAGGATTCAAGAAAACCCAGACATCTTTCGGCAAGATGGCGGACGGCATCAAGAAGCACAGGAAGGCCATCGGCGTCGGGCTGACCGCATTGGGCGCCGGTATAACTGCGCTCGGCGCGTCCGCGGTCAAGTCGGCCCAGGCCGAGGCCATCGGTATCGCACAGTTGGATGTGGCCCTCAAGAACGTCGGCACATCCTACGACTCACAGGCCGCCGCAATCGAGCGGGTCATCGCCGCTCAGCAGAACAAAACCAACTTCGGGGATGAGGCCCAGCGGGAAGCGCTGATGGGTCTGATTAGCGTCTCCGGGGATTACGAGGCAGCAATGGCGGCATTGCCGGCAGTCCTCGATCTG